CGCTCTTCCGCCTCTTGTACAAAGCGAGGTATGTTATTTACAAATAGGGACTCTGTGTTTTCAGAATAGTCCTGTATTGCTTGGTACAGTTGTACGTAATTCATTCGGGTTTACCCTACTAGGCCATTGGCCCACGAGATGTGAATCCTTTAGTTGCAGCGCCATGACCACGTTGCTTAATGCCAGAAGTTTTAACTTCATCTTTTTGGCTTTTAAATACTTGGTCACCGACAGACATCTTGATTGCATCTACGTTGTTGCCTGGCTTAGTAACTGCGTTTTTAGCTGTAGTCATAGTTTTACCGTCCATAGTATGTGGTGCAGCATATACGGCAGCGGAGCCTACTTCTTTTCCGCCTTGTTTCATAGAAAATTTAGCCATGATTAACGACCTCTTTGAGCAGCTACTTTAGCCATGCCACGACCCATAGACTTCATATTGGCATTGGTCTTACCAACGGTGTTCTTAATTGGACCATTCATGGTTTTAACGCTTGGGCCTGAATCGCCTAGATTTCTACCTTTAGTTTTGCCTTTGGTTTCAATACCATTAGCGCCTGATTTAAATGACATAATTTACTCCTAGTTAACTGTTGTTGTTACTGTACCCACTTGCCCTATTGCAATTAAGTAATTTGGCGTTAAAACCGTATCAAAACTACTTGCCCCACCAACAGGCTGCCAACCCCATTGTATCTGTCTACTGCCATCTGCAGGATACCCTGACTCATCTAAAGCTGTTGAAGACCCTGTTTCTGTTTGTAAACCCGTTAAACCTGAGGAGTAATAGCTTGTATCTGGCCTTGGTTCCCGTATTGCTTGCGGGTCATTAACTGGATACATGCCTAACTGCAACTGAGGCTGGTCTGGATCCCAACAGCTGGGACACACTTTAACATTATATAGCTTTGTTTTTAATACTTGTTTCTTTAATTCCTTAAGCTTATAGCGTTGACCACATCGGTCACATTCCGCAATTGCCCACTTACCTGACGCATACTTTTCTGGCATGGCCTACCTTAATAGAACATTTGGCGTGGAACAAACCTAGCCGATGCTTTTTCCCTGTCCTCATCCGCCGCTAATTGGAACTGCTGTTCATACTCAGACTTTAAGAACGCCACTCTTTCTGGAGCAACTTCTGGTTTTTTAACTGCAATCATGAACGCTAAGCCAGCCACTAAACAGTTTATAAAGCGAAACGGGATATCTTGCACATTAACACCATCGCCAGCATTTTGCAAACGACGTAGGCGCCAGTAAATAAGCGTATAGGGGCCACCACCATCACCAGTAGGCCAGACGTTAACATTAGACAGGTTTAAAGTTGTAATAGTGTCGGTAGTTATATGCGCCGCTGCTGTCGTCCCGTTTTGCCCACGGAAGCAGTTTAAAAGCTGGTTAGCTGCAGTGTCTACGTTTTGGTACGAAATAATCTCAGAGCCAATCTGGATAAAGCCCGTTGTGCCTAGCTCTTCTACAGAAGTTAAAGTTAGTGTAGTAGCTGTTGCGCTGATATTAGCTGATAGCTTAGCAGTAATAGTGTTTTGCTGGCCTGACTGGCGGTTAATCCAAACTTGAATGGGTCGGCCTTGTGCGTTCTTAGTCGGTATCGTTGAATAAGTAGACTCGGAAATGCGGCTGATATTAATATCAACTTGGGTTTGGTCTGAACCAGTACGGATAACTTGGTCTAAAAGGTCGATTGTATCAACAGGAATAGCATACATAGCCTGTCCGGTGTTGATTGTAATTTGTCCCTGCTCAATAGTCCACAGGTTAATACCACGATTAGCCCACTCAATGGTCATCAAATTAAGGCTACGGCGGGCAGTGCGCATATCATACCCAGTACGTAGCTGTAATCCAGCACGTTCAAAGGCTTCCTCAATTAACTCAGAGAGGTCAAGATTAAAATCCGCTACGCCTGACGTATATGCCATTATTTCTTAAGCCCTTTTAGGGTTTCCGCCAGCCTAGCTCGCTTACCCATCTTACCGGGTTTCTTTGCAGCTGCAGCTAGTTTGCTGGATGGAATCTTTTTACCCGCTGGAACACCCATTTCTTTATGAAGTGCACCAGGTTTTTTAATTGCTTTTTGTATCCATTTTTCAGCCATTTTATATTTTCCTGTAAGCTTTTGTTTTTTCTTTAATACTTTTTGGTTGTGCTACAAACTGTTTACCTTTTGCTTTACCTTCACGTTTTGCTCGTGTTGTCGCTGCATACTCTTGCGAGCTTAACGCTTTTATTGCTTTTTCTGGTAAGTATCTTTCACCTGTTTCCGAAGATTTCTTTCCCGACTTAGTTGTCCATTTCTGGTCACCCCAAGATTTTAAACTTTGTTGCGGTTTTGCAAGACTGCTCATTTGTATCCGCCACCAGCCGCTTTATATTTTTTAGCTACTAACTGCGCTTTACGAGCTGACCATTTACCCGCTCCAGTACCTTGCACTGCAGCAGACTTAACTTGAGAGACAATACGCTTACGCATTTCCGGTTTGGTGTAATTACCAGCGGCATTAACTTTGCCACCTTCTTCATACATATCTGCCGCAGTTAGTGAGCCAGGTTTAGACAACAACTTCTTAGCCATAGCTGGCGCAGTACCGCCTTTAGTAACAGTAATACCAGAACCACCCTTGCCTACCTTACCTACTTTTCCACCCTTAGCGTATTCAGTGAAGTCGGTGTTGTCCCTACGGGCTTTCTTTTCCCCGCCAGGCATCTTAGATGGCTTTATATCGCCCATACCACGAGAAGCTCTCATGCTCTTGTCTTTCCTCTAATTGCTATACCGTCGGCTCTTTTAGAAGCAGAAGAGACTTTGCCACCTTTAGCGTAACTTGGTTTTTTCATACGCCCTCCGCCCATACCTTTTTCTAAATCTCCACCACCATAAGCTGTACCGCGCCCTGCTGCGGTTGTATTACCACTAGGAGAAATCATAGAAGCTTGGCTTCCAGTAATTGCCTTCATTTTTTCAAGCTCAGCTTTAGCAATTAACGGGCTTTTAGGGGTTCGTTGATCTTTAAAATATTCGTCTTGGGCTTTTTTACTTTTTTCTTTAGCTTCTTTAGCTGCCTCTTCTTTTTCTGCTTTTTTAGCGGCGGCTTTTTTCATGCCTTCTTCATTGGCTTTATCTGTTGCTTCAAAATCAAGTCCCTCTAACGTACTCATATTTAAGCCCTCGTTTTTCCACGAACAGCGCAGCCATCAGCACGTTTAGAAGCTGAAGAAACTGAACCACCTTTAGCCATCTTTTTAACGGGTTGTGGGGTCTCAGGAACTACTTTCTCTTTTAGCTTTTCACGACGAGCTTTAGACTCCTCACGAGTCTGTCCACCTAGAGCTTCATCAGCCACTTCGATTGGGTTAGCAACACCGTATTTGTCAGTAAACTCACTAACCTTGTCGCTGAGTTCTCTCATTTTACCCATGATTTAGCACATCCCGCCAGATTTCATTTTAACTTGTTTGCCCTTGGTCAAACCTTTAGTAGCGCAACCATTAGCAGAAGCACGAAATGTACCACCTTTGGCTAGTTTAAGGGATGTACCTTTACCGCCTTTATGTTCTTGAGCATCGTGCTGTTTAAAAGCTTTTTTAATCATAGCCTTGTCCTGCGCTTTGTCCATCTTCATATCTTCTTTCATATCGCTCTTAGCCATAGCTCCACCTTCTTTAAATTTTTTGCCTTTGTCGGCGTTGTTAAAATCTTTACCCACGGACTGCGGGACTCCTACCTTCTTAGCAAATGCCGGGTTATGTGCAATCGCTGCCATAAAATTGTGTTGCTTTTTACTTGTACTAGGCATTATCTCTCCCTAACCAACCTTGTACGGTTTTAGTTTCGTAGATGCGGATAGTAGTCCAAACTATCGTAAAAATAGCGGCAATAGCTGGTAGCATATCTGCAAGGGTTCCTAGTACGGTTGCAATAGAAGCAAAGTCAATTATGTGTTTTGTTGCTTCGTCCATGTTCATAAACGGATCTTTCATTTTAGCATTTCCATCTTGCTAGGCTTGCGGCTTTGCGGGTTGGTTTACCATTTTCATCTTTCATAGGGCCGGGCATACCAGACATACGAGCGCAAAACGATTTTTTACGGGGTCCACCTTCAGGCTGTGGGGCTTTTAAATTCGAACCAGTAGCCGCATTATACTTAGCACGACCTTTGGCGGTAAGCCCAGCGCCCTTAGATACAGGCAACTTTTCACCACGGCCAACCGCAAGGGAGGGACCTTTTTTCTTTTTAGTAGCCATTATGCGGCTTCCTTGTTTGAATCTACTGGGCGGATCAATGGGTATAAAAACTCTTCACCAAACGAACCTTCAAACTCATGCACTCCCATATGACCTAGCTTAATCGTTGGGTCAATCCATACTTCAAAACCTTGTTCACGGGCACGATCACAGAACAAATAATCTTCGCCAATATAATGCCCGTCTTTTAACTCAAAGTCAAAGAAACAAATTACTTGATCGCCTTCTTTCTTTTCGTCATAGTAAAGCCATTCTGGATGTGCATCTCTAAGGCTCTCAAACACTTCTCTGCGGATCATCATAAACGCTGTAGCAACACGCTTGGCTCTGACTAAGCCCATTTTGTCCATAAAAATGCTGTCGTCTTCATCTGTATCTAGTGTGGAGAAATAGACTTGACCTTTTTTACGAGCAACAGGAATACCAGCAACAATACCTTTTTTAGGGTCTGTGTTCCACGCCATCAAGCGAAAAATATCTTCGGCATTAAAGTTGATATCTGAATCAATAAACATCAAGTCAGTACACTCTGAATTTAACAAATCCGTTGCAATTAAGTTACGAACACGGGACACAACAGAGCATCCAGAAATATTACAAATCTGAACGTCAACCCCGTGCTGCGTCGCTTGTACGCAAAAAGAAGCTAGCGAAATGGCTAGCTTAGAAGATACTTTATAGTCGTAAGAAGGAAGGCCAATCATTACCTTCCGACCCGCTAAATTATAAGAACCCTCTGCTTTGATTGGCTCGGTCATTTTTATCCGTAAAAAATATTTGCTGCAGTTAAGTTTGATAAATAAGCATATACACCATTATCTACTCTTACGCCTTCACCTGGAATTACTGGAGAATTATTGTAAGAATCACCAGCTGCAGTATCGTATGTTAACAACCATTTGCCTGTGGAATAAATCATTGCAGCGCCAGCAGTAATTGAGCCAGAATTAATATCAGTTACAGTAAAAGTACTTGAGTTTGTAACAGTAACAATATAATTTCCGTTAGTAGCTGTTCCGCCTGTACCAGCAGCAAAATCAATACCAATAACTTGCCCTGTTGCCAAACCGTGAGCTGATTGGGTTACAGTAACAGTAGTGCCAGAGCGACCGTATGTTCCAGTAGTTACTGGAGCTGTAAGCGTATCAAACATAGCTAACTGACCAGCAGTAGCACTGCCAGTCAATGAAATACCTTTAATACGAGTTGGTCCAACAACTAAAATTCCGCTACCGTTTATATGCGCTTGTTTTACGTCATATTGCATTGTCATAATTAATCTCCTAAAGATGTGATGGGGGCACTAAGCCCCCGCAAGATTAATTTTGTTGACCAGTAGGACGCTGACTACCATCAGAATTACGAACAGCATAAGTAACAATAATAGTTGCTGCACCAGTAGACAAGGAAGTTCCAGCTAGTGTGTAAGCAATTAACACATCAGTAGAGCCAACATTTAACCAGCCGCCAGGAGTTGTTGCATTAGCGCCAAGAGCTGTAGAACCAACACTAGTAATAGTGCCAGTAGTAGTAAATGCTGTACCGCCAATATCTAATACGCAAGTAGTGGCAGCGCTAAATACGGTTGTAGTAACAACTTTAACGTCAACAATTTGTGATCCAGCAGGAACAGCAATTAAATTTCCAGTCAACGTACCGAATACAACAGGAGCTGATTGAGAAACAACGGTGCAACCTGTGTTAGCTAAAGTAGTTGCAGTTGTACCGGTAGTGTAACGATTTGTGCCCAATAACCAAGGGCCTAAGTGTGTAGCGAAACCCATGAGGATTCTCCTATATACAAGTTAAGCCTATTAATCGGTATATCGTCTGCTGGGACAGTTAAATAGGCTGGAATTACCCAGATGTCCCAATCATACTACAAATAAAAAAGAAGTGCAATAAAAAACCCCGCCTTTTGAGCGGGGTCTTAGTAAAGCCAAGGAACTGATTAAGCGCCTTGTGAGCCCCACATACCGAGAGGATCAGACCAGCCGAAGCTGTAACGCTCACGAGACTTGTAACGAACGTTACCAGTATCAAAGTCACCATCCATGCTATTAGCAAGGGGTGTACGAACAAAGTGCTTCATACCATTAGGTACGTCAGTTGTCAAATACCAGCCGTTTGTATCGGTTAGGAAGTGATTAACTGTGTAGCCACCAGGGATAGAACCATTGTTCTTCAAGGCGTTGATGTCATTATCGGTTGTGCCAACACGTAATTCAGTTTCGAGCAAGCGAGTTGCAACGAACATGAGGTTAGGTGGAACAATCAATTTACTAGGTTTAGCAGCGATTAACAAACCACGCTCATCAGTCCAACCAGCGATCTGAATAACGGCGGCTTCCAAAGAAGTCTCGTTTAAGTCAGTCATAGTTGTCTGTGTATTGCTGTTTGTACCGCCAGAAACCAATGGATGTGCTGTAGAGAACAGAGCAACACCGTCACCACCAGCATAAGAAGAGCTAAAACCGTTGTTAATAACGGCAGCAGCTTTTACTTGCTTAGTGTAAGCCATGGAACGTGCCAATGCCTTAGTATAACGAGCAGACAAAGAGTCATACAAGTTATCTTCGATAGCTTCTTCAGTTAAGCTGAAGCCCATTGCGATTGTTTCATGGTTGTAACGTGCTGTCCATGCTTCTTGGCCGTTGTCGTAACGAATAGCAGAGCCTTCGTTTTTGACTGGGGCTGCTGTAAAGCCAGACAATTTGGTTTCTTCTTCAAAAGAACGCTCAGAGGTCTCTGTATCGTAGATCTCTTTGTGCTCTTCGCCATAGCGAGCATACTCTAATCCGAACAATGCATTCAGTCCGGGAAGGAGCTCTTTTAATAGTTGTGCGCGTGAAATAGCCATTATTTAGCTCCTATTAGGCTGCAGTAGCTACACCAGTAGCGCTGTAGTAAGTGTGGGTACCAAAGTTAAATTTAACAATAACTTCAGTATAAGAACCCGCTGCATTGGTTGTTTCTGGAACTACGTCAACAATACGAATCGGAAGAGTCGAAGTGCCTGCTGTAGTTGCTGAAACAGATGCTAAAGAGTCACCTGTGGTTGTGCTACCAGTAGTCAAAATTAAAGC